CTCTTAAATCCAGCCTGTGCCTTTGGCAGGTCTGTCACTGCTATATTAGCTAGGCTATTTCCAACTGCTTCTATACTCTTAGCGAATGCAGTTCCCTCCATGGTGCCCACAAGGAATCCTGAGAATGGAGACTCCTGAACCTTACCGATGTCTGATATAAGCTGCTTGGCATCGTAAAGCCCGGTGATAAATCTTTCAAGAGGCATCAAGGCATCTCTACTGGCTTCTGCAAGACTTCCACCGCCAGTGGCCAGTGATTCTGTAATTTTAGTGACAGCTTTGTCCATGTTGGCCGCGTTGACAGCGTTCATTGCAACAGCTAGAGCAAGAATAGCAGCAGCTATTGCAACAACTATACCTATCGGACTTGTCACAAAGGCTGCAGTATTAGCCTTTAAGGCTCCAGTCGCGCCATTAGTTGCAATAGTTGCTACGGTTTGAGCTTTTGTAATCCCAGCTAAGGCGCCTATAAATTTAGCGCCCACGGCAGTGAAGGAGCCCAGGATTAAGATAATATTAGTCAACCCAACAGTCAGTAGGGCAAGTGCACTTATGACTCCAAATAGCGGGCCAAGGAAGACAATTAAGGGCTCTAGGCTCTCAAGAAGGGACGCAACGCCGTCCAGTGCCCCGGCTATAGTGTTCATAAACGCATTAACGGGGCCAGCGTCAGAGAGCACAGCTAGAACTTCAGTTATTGCTCGCAGTACATTGCCAAAGCCCTCGCCCGACTCGACAAAGTTTTGAACCAGCTTGTCAAAGGCAAAACTTCCTCTGTCAAGAGTTAAGAAGAATGCCCTCACTGATGGGTTAGAGCCAGCCCTAACAATCGTTTCTACTGCCCCGCCCAACGTCTGAGCCATAGCGATGAAGTTATCTACAGCTCCATCAAAGTATGTGTCTAGACCTATTAGATCTTTGTTTGCAAAACCCTCACCAGCTTGCCTGAGCCATTGAAGTAGCGTGTCTCCGGGAGATCCTTCTCCAAAGTTGACCTGAATTATCTTACCTAGGCCCGAGAATATGCCACTAAAGAATGCTCCAAAGTCAGCGGCAATGTCGCCTGATCTATTAAAAAAGTCAGTCAGGTCGCCAGTAGCATTTTTTACGTCCAAGAAAGCTGCAAGAGAGCCAGTCTTTCTCTCTAAGAAGTCAACAAATCTGGTTGTAAGAGGGTAGGTTGCAGTCAATACAGACAGCAAGGAATCAAATATGTTACCTATGATCGTACCAAACTTAGGCAAGAGTACTGCCATTTGACCAAGTACTAAGTTAAAGTTGGCCATATTGTTGTTTGCCATTGCTACGTCAACAAATCTAGCCACAGCAAGCCCAGCACCTTGTCCAAGCAGGAAGAATTGAGTCTCTAAACTCTTTAACACTCCAGAATCTAGGATTCTCTGGATCTGGCTCTGCAAGATAGGCAGGAATCCATTGGCCGCGGATTCTCTTAGCTCTTTAAAACTGTCGTTTATAGAGACAAGGTATTTAGCAAAAACTTTTTGAGAAGGCGTAAGTCCAGCAAAAGGGTCTGCACCACCCGCCTGTCTCTCTTCTGGTAGTCCATCTTCCAGGTCTGCTTGGCGGTCTTTAGCCCTTCTGAACGCCAGGTCAGCTTCTCTATACGCAAGTTCGGCATCCCGACGCAGTATACTGTTCGGCGCTAAGTCGGCCGTCCTGAGCATAGTGTTGTAGGCTTTTTCAAGGTTTAAGGCAGCCCTGTCTGTAGACTGCCCTGCTTCTTCTTGATCGAAGGCTAGCTGCTGCAGCTGCTCTCGGAGCTCAGCGATGCTCATCCCGTAACCAGAAGTGGTCTCGGTTGCTTTCTTTACCGCAGCGCCAATGCCACCCAGGGCAAACTTAGCTATAGAAATTCCAACTTTTGCAGTAATTGCAGCGCTACCCACCGCTACAAGCGAGGACGCTAGCCCGGCTAGAGGGCCAAGTACGGCTCCCGCGGCACCGGCTATAGCTCCAATGGTGCCAACAAGTGCACCAATACCGCTCTGAAGCGCCATTCCAACTCGGTTTAGTCGAACAAAAGCGTGTCTTAGGCCATCAGCTTCGGGGTATAAGTCGTTGAACTGCTTAGAGAGTCTGCTAAAGGCATTGTTATTGTTATCCTTGCCCATTCCGCCGGTAATTCCACGCATGATGGAGTTACCGAGATCTTGTCCAGACCTCTCTGCACGGCGGTGGACGGTGCTGTCAGAGAAAGCTTTAACAATCTCTCTAGGAACGGAATCAGTTATGGCATGTACGACGACATACGCGTGGCCAACTACTGCCATAACTAATTCCTATCTTTTTAACTGAATGGGACGTCTAAGACGCCACCAAATGGGTCGTGCGAGTCTGCATTGAACTCAGTTGCTGGAACGTAGGGCTTAACAGAAGGAGACTCGACTCCATCTTTATCTACGGACCTATTTCTTCCAACACCATATTTGTAGTCATACCCATACATAGTGCCGTATATCTGTTCTCTTACGCTAGTGTGGAGCTGGGCTCCTTCTAGTGATCCATACCGCATGTCTTCTTCAAAGAAATAGTGGATTACATCAAGCATCTGAGATGCCTCCATTTCTGGGAGATTTAATCCGCTTACTATTGCTTTTCCGTTAACATATGGCCAGAGGTCAACTGCCCAGACTAGGAGGCCTCTGGCTGCGAATTTGGGCGGTCACTGTATTCTCCAATGAGCCACGACACAATTTCGCTAAGGGTCTCTACCTGAACAATTTTGTCCTTGCTTTGTAGCAAAGAATCAAATCTTACAAAACTCTCGTCTGTCAGTGCGTGCTCAAAGAACTCGCTCATAATAGAAGCAGAGGCGGCGGCATCTCCAGAATTAGCTTTAGAGACGAGGTCTAGTAGAACCTTGCCTTGTAGCGCGGGGAGACAGTTGAATTCTTCTTCATGTAGCTTGAAGGATAGTGGTGGTTTCTCGCCTGAGGAGTTGCCTCCAAAGTCCTTAAATCTGGTTGTAGTCATTTGTATTTGTCCTTAAACATGTCAATATGTTGCGGTTGCAACATATCTATTTTACTACGTAATAGACTCGCTAAGTTGGTTCAATAATTCTATTAGCCCTCGCGTTTAGATGGCCTAATAAACTTTCTAAGTTGATCTGATAAGTACCTGTTTGGTCTGGTACCAGGGTGCATAACTGCAGTGGCAAATACAAGGCCACCTTTTTTACTGGTAAACCTTAAGTGGGTTCTAGGAGGATGAGGCGTTATCAAGTGAGGTGCAGTTCCCTCGTGGTGCATTAGCGCATATTTGACGCTAGAGCCGACTCTAATGTACTGCTTTGTACCACTCGAATAGTGGGCCATGTGGATAGACGCGCTTAGTTTCCCGGTACTAACCCCAACTTGTTTCCTAGCACCTACAATAATTTTATTGCCCAGTACCTTCATATGGCGACCAGTCATACCAGTTTTAGCATTCAGCTCGTAATTTAACACGGGCTTGTAGAGTACTATTTTCTTAAAATCAAGCTGAATGTATGTATCTTTAAACCTACTGCCACCACGACCACGAGGTCCTCTGGTGGCGCCCCTGTAGCTTTTAAGTGCAGCTGTAGCTATAAAGCTGTCCGGCAACCCTCTTGGCATTTTATGGTACCGCCATTGTTATCACCATAGAGGTGTTCTGAAATCCGCCCTCAGGTGATGCCACTTCGAGTGTCGCAACAACTCCAACGCCGTACCCGGTCTCGTCCCATTGATCTAGCTGATTAATAGACTCCATGAGCACCCAAGCGTCCATAGCCAGGACTTCCGCGGCACCTTGAATCTTATCTGGAGATGGTGGTCGACCGTTCTGGTTTACAATGGGAGTGGCTCTAGCTATAGATATAGTTATAGTGGCGCTCCTTGGGACGTTGCAGCGTTGGGGTTCTCCGACCTCTGCTCCTGGTGCGCCTAGATACATCTGCTGGAAATAAACAACTAGTTGCTCACAGTCAATAGCAGGCAGACCCATTGTCCAGTACCTACGCTGAGGAAGCTCAACGTTGTAGGACTGGAATACAGACTCTACTCGCTCCAAGACACCATACATCATGTCGCGAAGGTTTGTTGCACCCTCTACAACACCAGAACCATCGATTTCTACCATATTATTACTCCGTTACAGGAGATTCCTCTTCTACAGGTGCGTCTTCTACTGGAACAGACTCCTCAACAGGAGTTTCTTCCTCTACTACAACTACAGGAGCTTCTTTAACAGGTGCGGACACCTTAACGGGCTTTGAAGCTTTAGCCTTTACAGCAGGCACTACTTTTTTAACACCTAGCATGTCTGCGGCGGTGAAGTTGGTCATTATTTCTGTCATGTTATTATCCTTCTTTAGCTATACATCTTGATCTGGAGATTTCCAGAGGCAAGTTCTACTATGTTTGGGACGCCATCTACTGTTTTTGTTGCGTAGAGTGCCCATGAGCCAGGATCTACCATATCGAGAGCCTGGAGTGCTTTGTCATACAAGACAGTGAAGCCTAACGTTGAGGCATCGTTGTCAAGCACGATAGAACTAGAGTCTAGATCAACCGTACGACTACCAGAGTAGCTCCTTAGCGTCACAACCGGGGTCCAACCACTGTCAGGAAAGAAGTTAGTTAGATTTACCGAGGTACCAACAGAACTCCAGCTAGCAGGGGCACCTTTAACTAGAGTTAAGTCGTATGCAGCATCCGGAGTCATTACAACTGTTTTTGGAGTGTAGCGGCGAGCTCTAGGAGCGTCTACGGAGAAAACTTTTGCTTTGCGTCGTGCATTGTCGGGGTTGGCTACCTTTAGAAATAAGTCAATCTCATAGAGGCCAGTGCGAAGCTCGGCAATAAACTCTTGGTTGTCAAGAATTGTGTAAGAAACGCCCTGACGTGATACAGAAGTCACGCGCTGAGGTAGCTCACACGCATCGTCACCTGACCATAGACGGGCAAACTCAATGGCTAGCTTACGAGCTGCCATCTTTCCCGCAACCGGAACTGGTGTTCCGTAGGAGTACGTTACTTCTGTGTTACACGGAGTCCACGGTGTTCCAGCCTTAATGTGGATTGTAGAGTGGTCCACAAGATAGTAATTAGAAGGGTCAATGATAAGACCATTTTTATTTCTTATGGCGTGAATTTTAGTTACTGGTCGACCGCGAAGCTTTATGCGAGATTCTGGCGACATGCCGTCAGAAGTTAGCTCGGAGTACTCGTCATAGTCACCACTGGGGATGTTAAAGACATCTCCTCCAAAAAGTACAGGACTGTTAGTCCTAGAAGAGGGGCCCATCCTATTATTGCGAAGGGTGCAGGTGTATCTCTCAGTTACAGTAGTCTCACCCGTGTACTTACGGCCAGACATAGACCAGAGTAAGTACGTCGCAGTCTGAGCAGCCTCTAGGGTATACTCAGTGTAAGCGTAGTCGCCCATCTCTTCGGGCTGAATCCATAAGTTATTAGACATCTTTACCTCTTAGATAAGTTTAACGGGTGACGACCTAAGCTAGTTTGCTCAAGCCGCCACCCGTCTTTAAACTATTTAGTTCTCGTTAGAAGCGATGATGTTATCAATCGCTACATATTCGTTGTAGCTAGTGCTTCCAGGAACGTTGTAGGTATCTCCACCTGAACCAATTTGAAGAGTGGTGGTAGGTACTGGTGCTGGGAATCCTTCGGTAACGCTGTTCGCGACCGTGATTCGTGCGCCAGCTCCAACAGGACCAGTGTAGTCAGCAGTGATAGCCGAGTTGACGTAGCTGACCGTTAGGCCAGAAATGCTTGCAACTGTGTGGGTACCGTTGAATAGAGTTCCTAGGTTCTGAACGTAAATCTCGTCTCCGACTTCGATGCCAGGATCAGCACTGAAGGTGATAGTTGACTTGGTGTCAGTAACCGTTGTGGCTGCGCCATCAATGGTGATGGTCGTAGGCTGCTTGTTAGTAGCAGAAGTAAACACTACCTGCTCGCCTGCGTTGTCGGTCCAACTGTAGAAGCCAGACAAGCCGGTTGGAGCGTAGTCGGTACGTGCGTAAGCGTATGGACGCTCTGCAGCAACTGGGAACTCCCAGCGGCCATCGATACCTGACTGGAAGTTAGCGTTTCCTAGGCCATAGCCCTCGAAGGTGTTAGACATTACGCCATTTTCGAGCACGCGGTCACCAGACTGACGGAACTTAGCGTATGGGAAGATCCAGTGGAAGTATGGAAGAACTCCAGCCTTCTTGCCGTCCTTAATTGCGTGAGACCAGGCCTCGACAGCAACACCGTTGCCAGCAGGGTCATCGCCTACACCAGGAGCTGCCCAACCAATTGACTTGGTGTTTGGGTCTCCAGCAGTTCCAAGGTTCTTGCGAAGCAATAGTCCACCGGACATTAGAGCTGAAAGCTCTGGGTCTGGCTCGCAAATAGCAAGTTCCATGGTGATACGCTTTAGAGTGTCAGGAGACTTGTAGGTCACGCAAACAACGCCATTAGCGCCTTTTTCTGTGATCTCATCGCCCTCTTCGTACTCTGGGGTGAATGATATTCTCATGAACGCGGACGTGGTATATGAATCCATTGGTCCAGTCATGAGGTTGCCAACGGCATCTAGGCGAGTGACACGTATAGACACACCCTGGATGCTAGCTGCATATTCTTGAGTAGCCATTTAGCTATTCTCCTTATTATTTCTTAGTTAAACTGACAGATCAACTCTGGCAGCTAGGTGGATGGATGTGTCAAAGTAGACCGCCGCTGGGCGAATTGCTTTGATACGCATGTCATTTGCATTACCCGACACGTCATAAGCTTGCGCTAGATTGTCGTTCACGACGTCGACGTCCCCAAGGTAGACCTTGAGAGCACCTGTGCCGTAAATCCATTTGTTGGTAGCTGATGCAGTTGCACCAGTAGCGCCTGTTGGGCCGTTGCCTGAGTACCCAGAACCTACGATAACTGGTGTACCTATACGGGTCACCATAATTCCGTCTCTCATCTCCAGCCTTGTGTTCAAGACGGCAGCAACGTCGCGAGTCATGTGTATGACTCCCTGCTCTCCAGCGTTAGACATAAAAGCCATAGCATTCTCTAGCTGCATTAGAGCCAACGATGCATTAAGAGCAGTTCCGCTGTTTACAAGTGCAGTGCCAGCATCAGATAGAGCCTTGTTGTCGTGGCTTTCACCCTTGCGGACTGCGCCGTCCCAGAGTTCAGCTTCGATAGCTTTCTGTGTTACGCCCTCAAGCTGACGGCTTAGACGAGCAATACGATCGATTGCGTTAAAACTTAGTCCCGAGCGAATTTCTTCTAGCTCGATAAAGAATGGCTTGATGTCATCAGAGTAGTTAATAACACCAGCAGAGACAACCGAACCAAATGTGGTGTCGGTAGTGTCCCAGTTCTTCAGGTTTTGTACAGTGGTCTCATACTCTTGAGCAAATCCACGAATCCACTGGTCTTCACCAGGTGCATTCTCAGGCTTAACTACTGCGAGTAGACCAAAAGCGGACGGCACAATTGTGGAGGCCGATACTACGCCAGTCTTCGAGAAAGCCATTTAAAATCCTTAAGTTAAAAATTTAGGGGGTGGGAGCCCCCTGATCCGAAGACCAGGGAGCCACCCTATTTAGTTATTTTTTAGAGCTCGATTGCAGCTGCAGAAGCGCCACCAGTGGTGTCGCGAAGAGCAGCGGCCACACCGTTAACGTTCACGGTCTGGGTGATTGCAAGTGACTCGATACCAACCTTTGCGATACCTTCGAAGGTCTCGATGAACATCTTGTAGTCGTTGGTGCCGACTAGTGAAGAGTCGCGGATGATACCTAGGTCTAGAGATCCACCGTCTAGGAACAAGAATGTTCCCTCGGCAAACAGGTACCAGGTAAAGGTATCTGGGAACTCAAGTAGAGCAGCGACGCCCTGAGCACCGAAGTAGGTTAGGTCAGGTGATGCAACTAGTGATACGTTGCTCTGAGCCAAGTAGCCTTCGATTTCAGACTTGCCAACTGCAAGAGTGTTGTCTCCTGGCATAGCAATTGCTAGGTCAGAAGCCATTGCGTCAAATACCCAGTCAGGAATGATTGCCTGAAGAGTAGTTGTAGGCGCAATACGGTGACGGCTGCGGTAAGCAACAGCTGCCTTGCGTAGTGATACTAGGAAGTCGCGACCGAAGCCCAAAAGGGTTCCAGAAGTAACTGCAGTTGAAGCTGCAGCAATCTTTCCTAGTAGGTAGCCTTCAGCTTCGCGTGCGTGCTGTACTAGAGCTAGCTCGTTGTGACGAGCAATCAACTCTGGGTACGCGCGAGTCATTAGGTTACCAAACTGTAGCTGTAGTGTCACAGCGTCAGTTACAGCAACTTCTTCAGCAGCAGCAGTAACAGTCAAGCTGTTCTTGGTTGCGGATGATGGAGATAGATCCACAGCTGCAGTCCATACACCAACAGCGTCGGCATAAGTGTCAGCAGCAAATGACGGAGCGGTTACGAAACGAACGCCACCACGGTCTGCCTGGAACTTAGGAAGAGCGTCGCGAACTGGACGGTTAGTAGTTGAGCCGATTCCGAAGATATCGTACTTAACTTCTACAGGAGCTGCGTGCCCACCAGAAGCAACAAGAGCGGTGCTCGCGTTGATCTTTAGGGTGTTAGCTTCTGCATCGGTGCCTAGGAAGCGGTCCTCAGAGTACTGAGTAGAGAACGATGCAACAATGTGCTGCTCTCCGTCGCCACCGTTGACACGGCGTAGTGAGTGTAGACGCTTCTCCATAAGAGTAGCAACCTCGCTCAGGTCGTTAATGTTGCTACCCGCGCTGTAACCAGGGATGTCGGCGCCAGCAGTGATTGCCACTACTGGAGCTGTTGCTTCCTGAACTACAGGCTGACGGTCAGCTGGTGCCTCGAAAGGCTGTTCTGCTGCAGCGGTCACTGCCTGCTCCTTCTGCTCTTCTTCTAAGAGAGCTGTTGATGATTCAATGGTGTTCTCTGAGGAAAGCTCAGATACTTCTTCTACTTCTGATACTGCTTCTGCAGTCTCTTCGGTTGAAAGCTCTGTTACTTCTTCAGTTTCGGTCGATAGTTCGGATCCATCTACCTGAGTTGTTGATGCTTCTGCGACCTCTACGGTCTCAGCGACGACTTCTGCGGAAACTTCCTCGTCAGCTGAAAGCTCAGCTGCTTCGGTTACTTCTGCGGATGCCTCTACGATGGCGTCAGCTTCGACTACAGTCTCTTCGACTGCGGCCTCTGCCTCAACTGGAGCTTCGGCAACTGCTACTTCAGCAACTACCTCTACCTCGTCAGCGGAAAACTCTGCCTCTGGAACGGAAACTTCTTCAGCGGATGCCTCAGGAGTGGTCTCGGAATCTGCAGATGCACTGATGGCCATCTCGTCTTCCTCTTCCTCTTCTTCAACTTCTTCTGTTTTCATTTCTGGTTCCTCAGCGGCTGGCATTTCCTCTGGAGTTTCCTCCATTGGCATGTCATCCTCTTTTGGCATTTCGTCTTCGTTCATAGCCATCTCTTCTCCCACGTCTTCAGCAGCACCCTTAACACGGGCAGTTGCCTCAGCGGCTCTGGTTGCAAGTTCTGCAGCCATAGCTTCGCGGTTACTTAGTTCGCCGCGAACGATGTCAAGAGAGTCTGCTAGTGACGTCATAGCATCAACTGTCTCAGGAGTTGGGTCTTCACCCTCAACCATTTCAAACTGACTGACAATATCTGACTGAAGCTCGCCGAGTTGTTCATCGCCAAGCTCAGTGATAGTGTCTAGCTGAGTCTTAATTTGGTCGTACACTGTACCTCCTAGGCCAGTTATTCTCGGACGCGGATTGCGCCCTATTTTCAGTTAAGGCGAGGGACTCGACGCATAAAACGCGAGGCGCTCCACCTAGGGATAATTTTACCTTACTTTTTAGGTAAGGAGTCGGAGCAGCTTGCTCATCTCAGACTGAACTTCACCCTGAGAGTATAAATCTGCACCCGACATGTAGGACCTCAGACTTTGAGTAGCTTCGTCTGCATCCTTTTTACCGATCTTTGCCTCTACGCGGGTGATCATGGAATCAATAAGATCCTTGAGCCCAGAGGGTAAATCGCTAAACTTTAGCTTTTCTGCATCTTGACCAAAAGGCAGTGGAAGGTTTGATATAACAGTCCCTAGCTCTTTCGCTGTAAGTCTAACATTCTCTAACGCCTGAGGGTTTAGAGCCTTAGCGTCTAGACGGTCAATCATGCCCAGTAGATCCGCACTTGCACCAGCAGAAGCAGCATAGTCTCCGGCAAAGTCAAGCCCTTCGGCTTCTTCTGCCTTCTTTAGAGCCTTAGATAGGCCAGCTACTCCCAGGTTCTGCTTAAGACGAGCTAGGACTGTACGGTACTTACCCTTAGCATCACGTGGCTGGTTGACACCAGATACGTACTTAGGTTCACCGTTTTCGTCTAGATCTTCGCCAGAAGGCTGTTGCCCTTTATTAGCCTCTACTTCTTCAGCTGCTTCAATCTCGTCCTCGGTCTGCTGATCAGCGTCTTCCTTGGCATCTTTTAGCTCTTCGAGATCGGCGTCGGAGATTTCCTTGACCTTTGGAGCAGCAACAACTGCATCTAGTCTTGCTCGCATAGACGCTACTACTGCCTCCGCCTCGTAAGAGTCGGCACTCATCCACTGTGCGGGGACCAGTTCAAGATGCTTAAGAACTCTAGCCTGCTTAGTGATGTGCTTGCGGACTGCACGACGTTCTGATGACTTAGCTCTACCATATGCTTGGATCGCGTTTTTTAGGTCATCCACGTTGCGAATAGGGTACGCACCATCTGGCATTGCCTTACCATCTTTAGCAAGTTCCATGCGCTCATCTTCAGAAATCTTGGCTAGCTCAGCAATTGCTGCGGCAATCAAAGCCCTGCCACGCATATCAGCTGCGCTGGCTGTGATAGCTTGAAGGTTGGTTGCACGCATTACCTTTTTGGCTGCCCTGACACGTCCCTTGAGATCCGGAGCAGTGTTAGCAAGTTGCCCTAGTAGCTCTGCCTTGCTAGAGAGGATGTCACAAGACTGGCAGCGCATAGCGGCCATGTAACTTGCACCAGCGGCAACAAGTGCCAACATCTTTCCGCCAGCCACCATTGCACGGGCTGTTGGGAATCCTGGAACGTTTACCTGACAAATTGCCACAAGCTCAAGAGAGCCCTCGATTGGACGCCAGTCTCCAGAAGGAGCTGATGCACGTAGAGCACGGATCTGCATCTCTTCTAGACCAGGTCGCAAGGAGCCCGCACACCAGATACCGTACTCGTCTTCGCCAACGTGAATGTCGGCAACTGCGGACGCGGTGTCATCGTAGTGCTTAGCAGCAGAAGCTGCGGATGCATTTAGAGGTGCGTGACCTCCAGCAAGAGTTAGCTGACCAACGGGTACGTCAGTACCAGCTTCGGTGCGCAGGACTCCAGTGTGGAAGTATGCATACTTGCTACGAGAGCGAGGAGGCTTAGTTGCGCGAGGGAGCCCGATGTGGTTGACGCCCCATGCTGCAATGTGGCCGTATACACGACCATCATCGTCAACAGTTAGAGGCGTAGGCCTTTCAAACTTAGGGCGATCAAACCAGTCAGATGGCGGGGTCATTGGGATCTCGGCCTTTAGGAAGCCAGATGCCATGATTGGCTCGATATCCGCGAAGTCCTCCATGGACTCTTCGTATATGCCGTCTTCTGGAATCATGGTATCCTCTTGGTCCCCTGAGTATTGTATAGAGATAGAGCATTCTTGGAATGCAGGCTTAGCTACAATTGTAGCAGCCATAATGCGAGCCTTGTTTATGGTAAGTTTATCCTTACCAATACGTCCGTTATCGTCATCTGCCATCTCTCCTTCTGGCTTCTTGTCTTCCATCGCCTCAAACTGGTCGAGATCTACAGAGACGCCACGCAGGAAACCATTCTCCACTAAACGCTGTGCTTCAACGCCATAATGTCCAGTGTCAAAGACGCCATAGGCATTACCCATTCCGCCTTCAATTCTTTCGACAAAATCTATACGTCCAACTACAACAGAACCGTCATGACCAGAGCCGGTCTTTATCTGCCACATAAGTGGGATCGGCAGCTCTCGGACGGTTATAGCACCATCAGCAAACTTACGGCCGTCCCCAGACTCTAGCCCTTCGGGGACTAGCATAGGGATAGTGAACTTAGCGCCCATGTAGCCACTAGCAGAGGCAGTTAGGGTGACCTTTTCGCGAGCGTCAGCTGCAAGCGCAATCAGACGACTCTTTTCCAACATTGCATCTACCAAGTGCTGCTCCGTTTCGTACATGGTGGAGAAGTTTTTCTTGCCAGCGTTCTTGCTGTCACCAGTGTAAACACCAGTTACTTCCTTGTGGCGAAGCTGGCAGTACCCCTTTGCGCGTGGGCCCATGTACTTAGACAGCTGACGAACACAGCGAGTCCAGTCACCAGGGGTACCCCAGCGGATCTTAGCGGCACCCTTGCCCTTGGTCCAGTAACGACGAAGCGCATCTGCATTGCCACGGTTGCGGTCTACGCCACCAGCAGCTAGTAGAGGTTCTACGACCTTGGCCCAGAAAATATCGAACTCATAACCTGATGCCTGCAGGGGGGCAGAGTTTTTATCGGTCTGTTCTAGTACATCGTTTAGGACTTCTTTAGTCTCTAACGGGACTACAGGAGGAGGGGTTGCAGATGTCAGATCAAGCAGTAGCTGATCACTTCTCTGCCACTTGCCCTCTTGGCGCTCATAGATGACTGGCTCAGTTGACGTCTTGCTAGCAGGAACAAGTGCAACTACATCCATGACTGCACCCTTGTCGTCAGGGGAGACAATTGCCATGTATATAGGTGCTACGTCTGAGTCTTTAGGCTCATTGATAGCGTCTGTATCTGCTGCTGCAACTAGGGGGTCTACAGAGAAATCTGCGCCGTAGCGCTCTTTCATAAAGCCCTTGTCATACTTGGCTAGCCCGGGGGCTGTCTGCTGCTTGCCTTTAGTGACAGTGGCTATACGCTTATCCGTGTCACTGTATAACTTGTACTCAGCGCGTTCCTTAGCTACTTGAGCGGGGAAGTCTTTCATCAGTGCGCGAAGGTCTTTGTCCGTAAGTGCTGGGAGAGTTCCAGGGATCCTGGCCTTAGCAGTTCTAGGAGTACGTGGCTCTCCGAATATGCCACTAAGATCTAGAGGCACGTTGTCAGTAGAAGGCAGTATCGTTGGCCCATCTACGTCTTCTGGCGACTTTAGGTACTTGGCGTTAACCCCAATCACCTTTCCGCTGTCTAGACGTACATTTACCTTATCGTTGTCGTAGTCAATAGATTCAATTGTCCCGCTACCGCGCTTAGCATCGCCAGCAACAACAGTCTTACTTCCTACTTTTACAAACTTTCCGCCACCATCACGAGGTTGGTCTTTTGCCTTCTCAGAGAGGAATCCAGTGTCAAGCTTCCCATCGCCGTCTGCATCAGCAGAAGAGTCAGTTGTACCTGCTGCAGTTATTACACGGTCGATCATTGTAAAGTCTTCTTCGGCTAGACCATAGGCCATTAGCTGAGTTTCTTCTGGGTCAATCTCATCGAGGAGGACTGGCTGGAACGGACGCTCTTGCATGAAAGCTGAGATAATAATTGCGGAAGACGGGTCAATCATGACGTGAGTCTTCTTAACCATGTCGTCTAGTTCGTCTAGTTCTTTGTCGTAGAAGTACACGTCACCGTCAACGTTACCTAGGTCGTCCCATGACGAGCCGTCCCATAGGTAGACTTGTCCCTCAATCTCGATTTTATACAGACGATCGATGCCTGAGTTATCTAGACGTACGCGAGCCATAAATTCTGGCCCAACGTTTGGGTCCAGCTCATGCGCCATCTTAAACGATTCAATGTCCGAAGAGTATGCTGCATATTCGGGAAGGCTGTAAGTCTCTAGGCTATCTTCGTTCTGATACGCAACGCCGCCAGCAGCAAGGGCTTTCTGGTCTTCACGTTCTACAATTGCAGATGCCCAACGTTGTGCGGCATCTCCACCCCAGAGAGCCCAGGCAATGCGACCGTTAGATGGGAAGCCGTCTTCGCCTCTTTCGTAGCCCTTTGCCTTTTTATCTACTTCGTGACGAGGGAAGTACTTGGCAATGTGACGAACCTTTTTAATGCCAACCTGACCACCCTTGGCTAGAGTACGTGCATTGCTCAGTCCGACAGGTGTGCCGCCACGGTTAAATTCTTTGCGCCATGCAAGAGCCTTCTTGGCTTCTTTTTGGGCGCCACCAGGGATAGTGTACATACGATCGCTGCTCATTTATTCTCCAGGGATCTTGTCGGCTTCTTCAGCACTGGTGTATTCTCCCGAGTTAACTAGTTTGCAGGTCTCCTCTAGGTCAGACCTACTGAGGTCTTCGCCTTTGGCCCACGACTGAACTAATTCTATTTCCCAATCAAGCTCATCATCGGGAGAGATAGATACGCCACTTCCAGGAGTGTCATCTTCACTATCCCAGTCGTATGACCAGATCTCATAGTCTGCCGAGTAGTACTCTTGTAAGCTGTCGCGAGTACCCATCTCCCAGTCTTCACCCTTAGGCCTGACGGTGATACCGAAAATTGTGTACATAGAAACATATTCAACAGCTTGCGAGCCCTTGTTCACATAGAAGTAAATGGTAGGCTCCGCGGAAACGTCATACTCTTGCTCTTTAGCCATGTTAATCTGATCTCAATCTCTTAATTAGCTAGTTGGATCCAGCTATAAGTTTATCATACTAGTGTTTATAATGACTCGGCTACTTTTTTAAAGTAGTACTCATTATACCTGGGAAACGTAGCACATAACTTAGACAGCTGCTCGAGTGACATATCTCTTACATCAAGCGTGGAATTGTCGGGACCGTCTAAGGTGTCAATGCTGATGCTTATCAGGTAAAAGCTGTTGTCATAGTAGGTGTCTGCAGTGTCTCTAGGCGCGACTTCCGCTGATTCACGGTACTTTGCTAGCAGATCAGAGTCCAGCTTGTAGAAGTCGACTTGATCTTCTTCTGACCAACCGTCTATATCTAGTTCATCAATCTTTCGTGAATTGACAAAATCCTCGAATAGCTTTGCGTATTCTTGTCTATAGTCCATTAGAGTTTCTTAATCCCATCCCAAGATCCATTGCTCATCATTATAATTCTACCAACTGACGATGTAGTCTTATCCTTAGTCCGCCTGTTTGCCTGACCAACTCTAGCAATCATATTAGCAGTTAATTCGCTACCTCGTGCATCTGCAATGAATTGCAGCTCGTTAATTAGATTATTGTCTATGTCCCAGCCGAACCTGTCTGCCTGCTGAAGGATGCTCATAAGAGTGACCTCACTTGGCCATTGATCCCTACCGCTGTTGCTGTTTTGGTAGCTGTATAGGCTAGCAGTGTTTTTCAGGTCTGTTGGGAAGAGATCCTTGATCTCCTCCGGAGTCTTACCTGCATATTTGGCCTTATTGTTGCCTAGCTCCTTCATAATTGGTAACCACATAGCAGCAACATTACGTTGCCTCTTGTCCCTGTCTGAAGTTTTTTCGAACTCAAAGCCATGCATTGCCCACATGTATGGGCCATTACTTAGAGCAGCATTTACGCGAACCTCGCTAACACCTAAGTCTCTGTACAAACCGTCTAGCCCGCGGGTAATCCTGCCACCAAGACCAGTGCCCTGGACGCTTTCGTCCAACGCGAAGTAGTCGTGTTTCACAGTAATTTTACCGTCTACATCTATGGTTAGAACCCTGTTTATGTTCCCAACAGGTGTACCGGCGTCATAGAACTTTCCATTGACCGAGACAGTAGCACTCACCCCACGCCCCTGAGAGATCCTCTGTATGGCTGCAGCTTCATTCGCGAGTGTCACATCTTGTGTAGACATCGTAAAGGTAAGACCACTGCCTTGTAGTTGAGAGTTTATGTAGTCTACGTAGATATCTTTAAAGTTGTCCCCATAGAAGTAGTTTGGAGGCAGCTGATCTCTAAGATCATTTACGCCAACAACATCCTTCAAGTAGTCCAAGAATTCTTGACTGGCTTGTTCTGTAGAAATGTACTTAGCAAGAGACTCTGCAAAGTGCTCTCTAGCATCATTATCTCCGTACCTAGAGACACTTTCTGCTTTAACCGAGTTATATTTCTCGCTCTTAGGGTTCTCAGAGCCAGGTGCACCCCAGTCAAGACCCATTGAGTGATGATACGTGTGAGCAATCTCGTGGAACAATGTCTCTGCTGCGGCAGATCCCTCGCCGAACTCAGGGGTAAGTTTAGAATTAAGTTCGTGGTTAATCAGAACTAGAGATCCAAACCCCGAGATGCTTCTAGCAATACCGGCCCCCAGTTCCCTGCTGGTAGCTGAGTTTAGAACAAAGTTAACTCCCTGAGTCCTATTTAGGTCGTCCCTTGGAGTAAGTGCAATGGCGTTATATGCGGAAGAGAAATCTTCTTGGGTGGCCAGAATTTTTACGGCTACACTATTACGATCAACATCACCCGGCATACTTGTCATGACAGAGAATTGATCTAACTTAGCTAGACCAACCTTATACTCATCCATGTCTACTGCCCAACTTGTGGAAGGCAGGACGTCATCGCCAGCAGTTGCATCTATGTTGAAAGGCACAGAGACGCTGCCAACTACAGACGTACCCATTACTTTAGGTGTATAAGCTACGCCACGCTTAAGTCTTTCGGCAACTAGTTGGTCTGGAGTTTTAGTTACGTCATCATTTCTAAGGAAGTCAATAAAGAATCCAATATCTTTTACCTGCTTTGAGGTTAGGAAAAGTCCATCTGTAGACGATACATATGCTCCAAGAGCTCTTTTTATGTCGGTGTTACTTACGAGGTCTATTAGGCCTCGAACGCTTATTGGGTCTGGGGCAGCGCCTAGCGTTAAGTCGTCCAACTCGATTTCGTAACCCAAGCCAAGGGCTGTGTTGTGGTTGACTTTAATAGAGCTACTGGCATACTTGAGTTTATTTTGAAGCAGTTTGGCTCTTGCTATGGCTAACTGCATGTTAGCTTCATAGGTGTCTCCACCGTAGTTTTCTAAGTTCTTAAATTCCGGTAAGAGCCTAACCAGCTCAGAGTCTAAGAGCTCAGGGATTGGATTACTAGGCGTCCTAGGTCCTTCGCTAACATCGTCCCACAGGTCGTCTGGCAGATCAAACCCTGGATCAGAATCTGGATCGATCTCGACTTCTCTAGATAGAGCCAGCCCCTGTAGAGGGGCTATGCTTTTTTTGGTACTACCTCGGTGCCCAGAGTGTACGCAACGGTTCCGTCGGTTCCGTCTGGCTTTGTAAACACAAAGGCAATACCCGCAGCGCCATCTCGACTTACGACGTCTTTAGTAGATTTAATTATTCCTAGTGGTCTGCCGTCTCGGCTATACAGCATTTCGCCTTCAATGAAGTCGTCGACTAGCCTAGGCATGGCTGCTGGCGTACTGAGCACAGTTCCTACTCCAACTGGAGCATCAGCCTGAGGGCCTTCTTGCTCAGGAGTACTTATCAGCCCGAGCTCCCTGCGCTTTTGACGGAGAGCTTCTCCATATAGGTTTGCTGTATACGGCGTCAACCTAGAGTTTTGATCTTTTAGAATCCTAAGTTTGATTGCATTTATCTTGCGCTTTTTGCCATCGGCATCAGTAATAATTACATAGTCACCGTAGTTGTAAGAGGTGGTGTCATTAGGTCTGGCATTAAGGTTCTCCACCATAGAGTTGACTTTAACGGTTGACTTTTCACCTACGTTGTTGGTGTACTCTACGGTCATGCCGTTTTCTAGGACCCTGCTTCGATCTTTAGATGCGTACCTTAGGGATCTAACCTGAGGGTCAGAAGCCTGATAGATTCCTCTCAACCTGTTAGAAGCTGAAGTTACTATTCCATTAAATGACCTAGTCTCTTTTGAGCTTCTTTCAGGAAACTGCCTGGCAAACTCATCGCGTAGTGCTCTACGAGCTAGCGCGTGGGAAGTCTTGTCTAGCGGCATTCTTCCAAATACTCCGTATAGTACGTAGTACAAGTTGTCAGCGGCCTGCTTCTTCTTTACTCCATTAGCTATATCTGATCTATAATCTGTAAATGCATCCCATAGGCTAGGGATCTCGCTGTTTTTTACGGTACCGTTTTTTGCCAAAACTGCCGAACGACCGAGAGCAAGTCGGATAGCGTTGTCCTTGATCTCTTCCATCTTCTTGCGATCGCCGGTTCCTGACCTAAACCACTTAGATCTCTTGAAGAGGCTGTCGGTTGGCTTAAACTTTGAACTACCAAACTTCATGTTTGCCCAGTCGTTGCCCTGGTTGTCTACTCTACCTAAGAGACGATCGAGGAGCTCTTGAGGGCTATTATCTTTTCTAAACAAGGAGGCAATAGAGTGGCGGTCATCCTTATGCATGAACTCTTGCCACTCGCCAGTCTTAGGGTCAGTAAATCGCATAGAGTAAATAATTGCTCTTTTACCAGAGTTGTTTGCGCGTAGCTCAAAAATCTTTCCGTCTTTGTCCTCTTGACGGTGAAGAATCAACGTTCCATCTGGAGTGAACTTTGCGTCAGGGTATACCTTGGCTAAGGCAGCCATCATTGCAAATGGGTCCTCAGCATTTGCTAATTCGTTGTTCTCGTCTAGATACATAGCAGTAGTGCCATCGAAGTCTGCCAATGGCGTCAACTCCATAGCTCTGGCAGCATCTACCTCTTCGTTAGACAGGACTGGTAGATCGAAATTGGTTCCATCATCTAGACGGTCTTTTGGAGGGTAGTTTGGAGGGGTGAGTTGAGATCGAACCTCGGTGAAGTCTCCAGAGTCAAGTTCTCCTGAGTCTGGCCTTGGAGGGACTGTGTCCTCAGGGGCATCTACTTCAGGGGTTACAGCCTCGGGAGCATCTGCAGGCGGAGCCGATGGTGCGTCGTCACGTGTAGTGTTAGGGGTCCTGGCCCTTGGAGGCTTAGGCTTGCTAACTGTTCCCTTTTTACCCGATGCTACGTTAAGTTTTTGGTTGTTTGGTACGCTAATAGTTTCGCTCGTGCCATCTGATGACTGCAGGGTGACCATAGCTTGCTCATCAAAGTTAATATTTGTGACTGTCCGCTCATCACCATTGTCATCTACAACAACATCGCCTACTTCTAGGTCAAATGGGAGAGTCCTCTTTACGGATGGTCCGTCGCTCTCTCTGTGTAGCGCGAGGGTAGCCTCTGTTATCTTTCTTAATGTGTCAAGCCGGGCGCTAGTGTTTTCACCATATTTCCTGTCGGGCCCAGATGCGTCAGGTTTAGGTAGTGAGTCCACCTCGACGTCTGTGTCTCCTGGTAGTTCAATGCCAGCGTCCTTAAGCATCTGCTTAACTGCATCAGGATCCTCTAGCTCTGCACCTACTGGAAGAGTTGCAATAGGGGAGTCGGTGCGGGCAGCATCCTGAGCCTGACGCTCGTCGTCAGTTAGCTCACCTTGTGCTAGACGTAGATCGTTATCGGTGATATCGGCAACTTCAAGCTTACTAAGCTCGGGAAGCTTAGAATCTTCTAGAGTCTTTACAGGCTTACCAAAAATATCCTTGCGATCTTGCTGACCGCCTTCTATGCCCTTGAGGGCTTCATCCGGGAGAATTGCCTGGAACTGCTTAAGGTTACTTGACTCGATACTGGTGTAGACACCAGATGGAATGCCGTCAGCATCCTGGCCTTGAACCAAGATGCGGGCTTTACCAATTTTACCTGCTGGTCCTACATAGACTCCACGTACGGTAGCTACTACTAGTCGACCATCTTGACTGATCCTGACCCTAAACAATACATCCGCGCCCATTTCGATCCACTGACCGCCGTCGTCGCGGGGTTGGATCATCCAGAAGCCCTTATTGGCACCTAGGCCTACAGCAATGATGGCGGTTAGGTCTAGATCAGAGTTTTCGAGCATGGATTATCCTCTTAATATTTAAGTGCAAATCTAGTTAAAATTTTACCCTAATAAAAGTTAGTCGACTTTAGCGTATCTAATTGTCAGTTGACTTAGTCGTATCAAAGTGTCATCAGACAACGATCCGCTAGCTACAAGTACTTTTAGTCTGGTGCTTGCGTGTAGTGATTCAACCTCATCCGGAGATTCGCTAAACATGCCAATTAGCACATCTCTAGAGGAGTTTGCTATCTCAGGGGCACCTGCAACCCAAGCCGCCGACGAAATTATCGAAGACTCTAGGTCTGGGTGTCCCTCGGGTAGGTAGTCAGTAAATTCTTCAATAGCTGCACCTTCTGGAGCATTTCCAGTAGTTGAGTACTCAACAAGGTTGAAGACTTCCCACATGATAGCTGAAGCAAGCTCTTCGTCTGGGAGATAGCTGTACTTCTCAAATGCGCTTCTAGCTACCTCGTAGGCGTCTTCTCTTGAGACATACCTGGAGTCTCCAAAGGTGGCATTACTTGTGTCAACAACGTAGTCAATAGAAGCGGCGCTAGGCACACAGTTAGGTACTTTCTTGCCGTTCTTCTTCTTCATGCCAACTTGATTGTAGCCCTTCCAACAAGGATCACCGGAGTCTTTGCCCATGGCTGCAGTGATGGCAGAGGCGCTACTCTTGCTTGACCTTCTGTGGGCCGATGGGAGCAAGTCGTTATCTGTGGTGTACTTGCTGTTCTTAGGGCTCCCGGTCCTAAGGATGACTAGGAAGGCATTGACTCTAGCCATTGCCCATGAGTTGCGATTCTGTCCTGGACGGTAGCCTGTCGAAAAAGCACCAGCACCGCGACGATACACGGCCTTGAGAGTTCTAACACTGGTCTTCTTAGACGCTGTGTCGCCATGCTTTTCGTTGTGCTCGTCTGCTTTATTCTGAAGAGCTTTAATTACTGTGGCAGAAAACTTGACAGTTCCGCTTGATGAGGCTGACCCCTTAGCGTTTTTGCTAGACCCTTTAACTTGATCTTTTTTAGGCGCAGGCTTAGATCCTGCAGCAGCTGTAACAGTGTAGTCTGGAAGTATAGCGAAGCGGCATAGGCCTTCTTCTTCTGTCACGTTAACAGTAATCTTGCAGCCGTTAGGTGCTTCCCAAAACACGCAGTTACCGCACTTGACGCCAATCGCTGCGTTTTCTGCGTTCTCTTCGGCTGAGTTGTACCCAGCCCAAACGCCAGTGTTGTCTGCGTTAAACTTTCCGTGCTTTTCGACGATCTCAAGGAGAGCGTCAGCTAGATCCTGCTCTTCAGGAATCAAATAACCTGAGTCACCCATTGATGATTGGATTGAGTGCGCATCGTCGCGCATGATCTCTCCGTCAGGCATACGGTGAAATCCTTCTGGGAGCTCCTCTGAGCCATCTTCTACGTCTGCAGCAACAGCGGCATCGTTATCGTGCTCTGAATCCTTCATTATTTCTCCATCTGGCATACGGTGGTAGCCCTCTGGAATCTCAGTCTCTAGCACCTCTTCAGGTGCAGCATATCCGCCAGCAGCTCTAATAACGTTCTTTATGTAGTCTGACATTTAGCGAACTCCTATGAATGCTTTGAGTTGCCACATCCACTTAGCGTACATATCACTGCGAGCAGCTAAGAAGTCCAGTAACCCCTGAAGGTCGTACTTCTCTGCAAGGTGAAAAGCTGCGATGTGGCATGCGTAGAGCTGCTCTATGATGTCAAGTGCTGAGTAAAGCATCCCCTGAGAGTCACTACCGTCTAGGCGCCTCTCGGAAATGCCGGACAGCTCAACGTAGTCTGACAGCATGTAGGGTGCTGGGAACCCGATCTTAAGAATGTTCTCTGCTAGTGGGTCGATCGAACTGTCGAGGTCTAGATACAGCTTGCCAAAGAACTTATGGAGTTGCCCAAAATCCGAGCCCATGACATTCCAGTGATATCCGTGGAGTATGAACTTAGCCATAACTACATCCGATAGAACTTCTGCAAGCTTCTCTGCAAGTTCAGTTTTTTCTTGTCTCATACTATGCCTCTGGTTCTGCTAGGGGTGGAGCCTCTTCTGCTACAGGGTCTGGAGTCTCGCCTTGCAATAGTTGATCAATCTCTGGTGGAATAGCAGCGCCAGTGGCCTCAGAAGCAGTTCTTCTGATCTTCTTCATAAGATCAGGAGCTACTGCAGCCATCATTGCCTCGGTCAGCTCCGGAGTAACCATGCCCTTGTTGATAACCAGGCGTAGTGCAAGCTCGTTTGCGTCAGGAGCATCTGCCTCTGAGAAACCGTGCGCACGTCTCCATGAATCAAAAGAGACCGCAAGCTTATCAAAGCCCGCATCAGCGTCGGTTGCACGATCGTTGCGAGTAGCAACTAGAGACGGGTCATACCAGATGCAAACATCTTTTACTTCGTCTTCCGAGTAACCGTTTGCAATAAGGTATGGACGCAAGTACACAACCGTGAGAGCGTCAACGATAAGAAGCATCAGAGGCTCTATGTGAGCCTTGTAGAGGGCCTCATCGATCTGTAAAGCATTGGAGTACTTAACGTTGGCAAGTCCTGTTACAACGTCTTTGGGGACGTCTAGGCCCTGCATGATGCGCTCTAGTACCCGGTCAGAACGCAAGGCAAGGGATGGGTCGAAAGAACGCTCAAACTTGAACTGCTTAATCTTGTCGCCAAGATCTGCAGGACCACGAATGATTAGAGGGACAATTGCACTAGCAGAGTCCTCGTCTTTAATTGGGGTGGTCATTGCATCAATAAGTTGATCTTCGAAGTCGTCTGCAGCTTCTTCTGCGTTGTACAGCTCGTTGTACTCGCCGTTTTCATCGTACGGGTAGTCTGGATCTGGAGACGAGGCAACCGATAGGCCGTCTGGCAAGTAAAGAGCACCAGCGTTGAGGCGCGAACGTGCAGTTGCACGGAAAGTACGGTTGAGGAGTAGAAGCTCAGCGCAAAGGTCTAGTAGACCGCGAAGGCTTGAGTCGGCTTCTTGGCTGTAACGAGGGTGTGCTCGCCAAATACGACCAACAAACGCGCCTTTTGGTATGGAAATAAGTTCTTTGTTCCCCTGAGCCATATACCCGGAGCTTCCGCCACCAACATCACGGCGAGGGTTGATAACGTAGTTGCCTTTTGAGTCTACTTGGAGCTCGTCAGTAGATCTGATGTCCCAAGTCTCTGGAAGTCCAGACCCTAAACGCTCTGGTATCTGAACTAAGTAGCATTCGCCAGTAACTTGAATATTTAGAGCCGAGTCCTTCAAAAGACCGGGCTGCCCACCATAAGCAGAGCTTAGGCGCTCAAGTGCACGCGTTGCAGCCTGCGCTAGACGAGTGTCAACCTTGGCGACAGAGTCAATAGGAGCAGGAGCTTCATGTGGACTATTGACTGCAGCTGCATATAGACGAATTCTTGATACAACAGACGCAACTAGGTTGAAAGCATACTTGATTTCACCGATTGAGTCGTAGTACTCCCAGGCTTCTGACTGCCAAGAGCTAGATGCTGATTGGCGCCTTGCCTTGAAGAGCTCTGCTTCGCCTTTGTCCTGCAAGTTTACCTGAGAAGCAGCTGCAGTTAGCGCACGAGGTGAGTTGAACACTTGTGGTTCTGCATACACAATGCCAAAGGAGTCAACCGATACGCCTGGACCAACGCGTGTGGCGCTCTTTGGAGCAGAAGCACGTACGCTAGGGCGTCCTTGACCCTGACTAGCGCTGTCTTTTTTAAAAATACCCAAGATGGGCTCCCTGTCTGTTTACCGCTCAATCCAAGCGGAAATAAGTCCAATCAAGGCGGATATAGCCAAGACTAATGATACCACAAGTGTGATTTGGGGTAGAGTGAGCCAAAATACCACCAAAACAGCCGAAACCCAGAACCCCGAGCACCAGTTACAGGTGATTAGGTATCCAATTTTAGTCGTTGGTGGAAACTTTGACCATACTTTGTTGCGAAAACCGTCGGCAATCGCATCGGTGGTGATGATGTGGGTGGCTCTAAAAGCTGCCAGCCCAAGAATCAGTAAAGTTACTAAATCAATCGTCATTTTTAGTCCTTAATCGAGTTTAAAGTTTTGTATGGGTTCCATCCGCGAAGGCGAGACCCACAACCGCAACCTGTATCTTTCTTAAATGCTAGCATCTTTCCGGACGAAGTGACAACAAAAGAATCTAGAGTAGATTTTTCTGAGGGGATAAACTCTTGATATGTTTCTCTAAAAACAATCTGTGGGCCCTGATCTCCGTCTTTAGCCACAACAATATGCTCATCAGTGACAATCACCCTTGTAATTTCCATGTACGTTGAGCCCTTTGTTGGCTCAAAGCTCCTTAAAGTGGTGACATCTTCAACTTTGTCCGCCGATATTGCCACTAAGTGGCATGGAAATCTGTCCATTAGCACTTTCATGACTACCTCACCCTAAAAGTGCCACCAGCGGAGCCGCGACTAGTGTTTGGGAGGCCAATTTTACGGTCTCCCATGGATTTTGCACGTAATTTGCCACCCGAGAAGCCAGCTGGTGGCTTAATTAGTAGCGCAGTAAGTGCGTGGACCAGTGCGTCGATGCGGTCAGGGGATTTTCCCTCACCTGGAACCCAAGAAATCATCTGAGTCTCCAAATCCGTGAGGCGCCCAACGTGGTGAACGCGCTGTTGCTCGTAAGCGAGACTGATTGGCTCTGCTCGGAGCTGTTTTCCCTGCTTTGAGTGCACTTCAAGGACCTTAATTGAAGGATCAATGGTGTTAATAGCGTTTCTGACCATTGCACCACCCTGGTTGACCTCTGCAACCACTGGGCAGCCCCATTTTCGGGCCATATCTACCACTCTTTGAGCCCAAACGGTAGGTGAGCCAAGAACTGATGCGTCTTCAAGCACCCAAGCGTTGCGCTTATACAGGTCAGGCTCTGCAGAAGAAGCCACAACTACGATTCCACACTCATCACGAGGGTTTTCAGCAACAGAAGGGTCAACTCCGATGATGCGTAGTGGAGTGGAGAATGGGTACTGGGACTCTCGCCCAGCTTCAATTATCTCCTCTGTCCACATTGCACCTTCTGTGGCTTCAAGCATCTCGCCATAGAGCTCTTGACGAGCTAGAACCGTACCTTCGTAGACGCCCAACATTGTGTCAAGGTATGAGCCAGCAAGGTTTCCAGCATTGTCCATGGTTGAGCCGCGAGTGACTACAACGTTAGGACCCTTACCGGCCTCTTCAATAAGTTTATAGAGGAGCGGAGTACGCTTTGGCGTGGTGGTGACTAGGATCTTTGGATGGGAACCGAGACGGGTTCCAACGCGGAGGTTGTCAAAGGCTGTCATGCCAGCAGCATCTGGAGTTTGACGCCAGGCTGCAATCTCGTCGCCCCATGCGTGTGTGAACTGCGGACCACGAAGACCGTCAGGTTCGTCAGCTGTAAAAAGAGTTGCGGTATTTCCGTTGGGCCAAGTTAGACGTCTCTTCGAAGGCTCGTAGTGTGGCTTCTCGCTAGGGGGAGATACGGAGATAATTCCGGACTCTCCTTCAACGATAACGTCACGAACGTCGGCAGCGGTACGAGCTACTAAAGCAAAGCGACGTTGTCCAGTGTTTGTGTATTTGGCCATTTCGCGAACCCACTCAGATGCGAGGCGGGTCTTACCAAATCCACGACCTGCAAGTACAAGCCAAACGTTCCAGTCGCCTTCCGGAGCCTGCTGCTCTGGGCGCCCCCAAACAGACCAGTCCCACAGGAGTGCCTCGGGATCCATGTCAGCGAGTGCTTCAGCCCTGGCCTCTGGAGAGAGGTCGGCGAGTAGTTCCATAATGCTTTTGCCCATAAGGTTTATTAGTATACCTTAAAAAAAGAGATGCAGGCTCTGCGGGGACATACTCCGCTATTGCCTACATCTCTGAGATTAGTATATACCAATCGTGAACCTGGGGGGAATCGAACCCCCGTCCAATAAGTTGTCCATCGTTCTTCTACGTGTGTAGGCTCTACCAGCCACGGTGCTGCGGTGGGTCCGATATTTTCAAGCCTCGTCACCCGCGGGCCTTTTTCTTGTTGCTCTATTTATTTAAACCCAGTGGCGATTAGTTAGAGCTACATCTACCAGTGGGACACTAAGCGGCTATTAAGCAGCTAGTGCGTATGCAGAACGTGAGTTTGCAATTATTTTTTTTGTCCGATTCAAGAGTTACAGACTTCTCTACACGCTTCACCGAATTAAGACTTACTGTCGAAACCGATCAGGCTCATACATATTTAGTTGTAGCAAAAGTATAGCAAAGAAATGCGGGCCCTGCCTAAACAGGACCCGCAGATCTAGATACGTTTTCCAACCTCCTAAGTAGGACATCTTCGGTCTATCTAGCTAGGGCTTTCGCCACTTATAGTGTACCGCTACTTGGAGGAAGGGACTACTGAGACGTCCGTAAAGTCTGACTTTTGGTCTTCTTCTGGCTCTCTGGCTTCGTCGCTCATTCCGTGAGGGAATGGGCACTTTGCTTCGCTGCTGTTGATTTCGTAGTTTTCCATTACTTATCTCCTTCTTTGTTTAGATTGTGACAAACTGAACGCGCTATTAAATCGGCGAACAATAGCCCTTGTTCTGCTGGTGTGTTGGCACCGTCAACTTTTGGGAAGTCTAGAACCTGTGCAGTACCCGCAAGAATGTCGTTAACTCTGACAGAAACTAACGCAGCAAAATTCTCCTGCTGCATTTGGATGCTGTACATGTCATAGAGCTCGTCCACTGTTACTTAGCCTGTGGTCGGTTGTCTTGCTTGATGGTCTGATAAACCTTAGAGGTTGCAGTGATTGGCTGCTTGTAGCCGTAGCGAACCAGGCGGAAGCGTAGAGCACCGTGAGTAACGCCGAGTCTCTTAGCTAAACGGTAAAGAGTAACGCCTTCTACAGTGTGCGCGTGATCTAGAAGCTTTGTGTACTCTTCTGCTTCTTCGCGGTACTTTGTTCCGTTGGATCGAACAAGCTGAGCGTAAGGCTGAAGTTCTAGTAGACGTTCAAGAGTCTTTGGAGCTGGCTCGATGTATGTTGGACCAACTTTTTCTGGCTTCAGTGGAGGTTCTGGAATTTCAAAGCCCAAGTTGTAGCCGCCATCTTTTGAATGAGCAGATATACGGTTTGAGATCTGACGGATACGCTCGCGGGTTAGACCGCTAGCACCAGATATTGACTCGTAGGTCCAGTTGGCTTCAACTAGTGCCTGGATCAGAATGTCGCGTGTACTGTTGTCGGAGATCTGATCAAAGTGGATCTTGATCTCTTGTGGTAGACGTTGGTTCTTCCTTATGTACTGTGTTTTCTCTGTCATTATCTTCATTTCTACTTGAGGTACTTGTTTTTAAGTCGTTCGCCGTCTTCGATGAATACGATTTTGTAATCTTCAGATATTAAATTCTCTATAGAGGAACCTATCTTTACGTCTGTAACATGCACCATGGACTCTATGAGGAGGACCATTCGGGCAACTTCATCAATTTCCGAGATCTCTGGGCACCATATCTCTACAGCGCAGTCGGTCATATCAAATATGCCACTCGTAGGCAATGACTCCCTCAGGTCGTCATAGTTTGTGGCAGTTATTGTCCTTGTTGTCATTTAGGTTCTTTCTCTGTGGTGTGTACTTTTGGCTTACCTTCGATGTCTATATCGTTTAGGTCTTTAGGGGTTTTCATGAGTGCAGCAAGTACAGCA